CAAGCGATTGCACGATATTCATTTCTGATCATAACCGTTCAGAGGTTACGGCAAGCATGGGTGGTATATTTACGAACAGCAGAATAAACAAATTCGTAGATAACACAGAGATTGTCCCATCCGGTATTGAGATAGCAGAACTTGATAAAATATACGAACCGGACAGATGGAAGCATGAGTCCGGGTTTCGGGTTATTAGCGTAGGCCGGGTAATGGGCGTCAGTTACAGGGAACACCTTGCGTGGTTCGACTATCTATTCAAGAGCGGCATGGATGCGAAGCTTATCGTGTCGTTGTCGGGGGGCTTAGGCGGTCCTATGTCAAAGGCACTTGGTAAACTCGGGGTAAAGTTCACACCTGATAACCCGCAATTCCAGCTTATTGAAAACAACCCGCGCAAAAGCTTCCTTAAATTGCTACGAACTGTACACGCCGGGATAGCACCTATGTCTCACCTAGATTGTCCTGTGGGGCTGTCCGAGGCTATCTATATGGGCGTTCCGCTTATCATGCCCGTGGCTGACTACCAAAAGACGTTCTTCCCAGACTACCCTTTCGTCATCAAGCCCTCTGACAAAGCGGCGCTATTGATGCACCTACGCAACATACAGAAAGACCCGGAGGGTGCCCGTGAGCAAATCGAGCCGTGGCGTAAGCATATTTCCGAAACATTTAACGCTCCGATCAACATTGCTCGGATGTGTGACAGTATGGAAGAGAAAGCACGAAGTCCGTTACCTCGCTTTAAGACATCGGGAGCCATTCTTGGTTTCTTGTCCGAACTCAAGGGTGAGCGCTATACTTTTGCTGATCTGGTGGAATATCTGCGTGAGTGCGGTACTATGGGTATTAGCATTGGTGACTTGGGTATTCGCGCGACTTGGACGTATGGTCGCGGCACTATACATCACGCGATGCGATATTGCGGATACGTTGACACCTGCGATGGACCCGACGAAGTATTCGTTAGAAAAGACGTATTCGAGAAAACGCTCAAGCCGAAGGCTGGCATCAAAAAAAGAAGGGTAAGATAAGATGGCTGTAAAAAAGCGCCCGAAGGCAAGTAAGACCTCTCACAAGACTGTATGGGACAGTGCCGAGCCTCTACTAATGGTTTCACCGGACGATCTAATACCAGACGAGTCTAACCCAAACCAAATGGACGAAGCCACGTTCGACCAGCTTGTAGAAGAGATAAGAGAGCAGGGCTTTGACGAACCTATACTTGTTCGTGAACACCCTACGATGAAAGGGAAGTACCAGATAGGATCAGGGCACCACCGCACAAAGGCGGCAAGCGTACTCGGCTTACCTTCTATACCTGTTATAGTGAAGAACTGGGACGACCGAGAACTAAAGGTAGCCCTAGCTAAGCGCAATGCTCTGCGTGGGAGTCTAAACAGGGAGAAAATGGTCGCACTGTACCGCGAACTATCCAAGGGTAAGGATGCCGTACAGGTACAACGGGAAATGGGCTTTACCAACCAAAAAGCATTTGAGAAAATGTACGACGAGGCGGCTAAGGACCTGCCACCAAAGCAAAAGGCACAGCTTGCCAAGGCCAAGGAAAGCATCAAATCTGTTGACGATCTTTCTTCGGTACTCAACCGTATCTTTAAGGAAGCAGGCAGCGAACTAGATCACGGGTACATGGTGTTTTCTTGGGGCGGCAAGAACCATCACTATTTCCAGATCGGAGACGATACGGAGAAAAAGTTGCAAATGATACTAGCGCACTGCGAGCAAGAGGGTATTGTCTACACAGATTTCGTACAATCGATTGTAACGGGCATAGAATTGCCAGCGCCTATTAAATCTGTTAGAAAAAGAAAACCCCAAAAAAACAAAGAGGTGACATCGGATGAAAACACCTAGTAGCAGACCAAAACGACGCAGAAGGGCGATACACGTTGCGGGACAGGAAACGGCGGCAGAGCGGCAAACCCGTACTGCCGTCTCTTTCATTATGAAGAACCAGCATTACCAAGCGATCTTGCGACTACTACGCCAAGGACTGCCAAACTCTGTTATTGCAGAGTGGGGGATTACAAAAGGAGTATTCGACGCTAACCAAAAAACAGTAGTTGGCTATTTACAATACTTTAGGAAGGCTAAAGCGCAGCTTTGCAAGCCAATAGCCACGGATGACAACAAAGATGAAAACGGGCTTCCTAGCTACGATCATCTAATAGACGCAAACCTTACATTGGTACACGAAGAAACCGAACTTGTGAGGCTTATAGGGCTACAGAAAGCCCGTATAGGTTTAGCGTTTTCAAACGAACGTCAGCTTAACATGTTGATGTCCAGTAACCGCCGAGAGGTAGAGGAATTACGCAATCTGCTTATGGACCTAGCTAAGCTGCGCGGTCTTTGGGGTAATACCATGGATATAAACTTTACAGGCTATAGCGATAGCGTAAAGGACGACTTAAAAGGAATTCAGCAGGACGAAGGTCAGCGCAACGTAATTGCTACGCTGGTGGCCGACCTAGCAACAGTAGGCGCATAATCATGGTCCGCAGGCTAAAGTCTCAATATCGTAAAGCAGCGCCTAGCATGGCTTTACTTACGCGGCCAACCCACAAGCTTAAAGTACCATCGGTCCATGCCGAAGAGTTGGTAAAGGAACTTGAACTACGAGACACCATACGTGCCTTGCAGTACGAGATAAAAAACCTACCAGACCGATTGCTGCGGGATCAGTATGGGCACGCTATGACGGAGGTTGCCAAGGATGGTAACCTAGAGCATATGCTGGAACTTACAAGATATGTGCGCGGTGTCACGCCACTTGACGAATTCTTATACTCTTCCACCTATTTAGGAATTGATAAATCTGAACTGTACCCCGGCGTTATAGAGACTCTCGAAGCTTTAGAGAGTGAACAGTACGTAGAATGCGTTATGAAAGGCGCTATCGGCGGCGGCAAGGCGTTGGACGTAGACACGCCTATGCTGACACCTTCTGGGTGGACGACTATGGGCGCTCTTTCGGACGGGGATAATGTTTATGGCAAAAACGGAGAACCTTGCACTGTAGTAAAGGCCCATGAACCTTACGTCGCAAAGAAAATGTATCGGGTTCATTTTTCAGATGAAACGTACATCGATGCGGACGCAGATCACCTTTGGTATACGGACGAACGGACGCCAAACGGTAAAAAGAAAGGGTCTATCAAGAACACACAGTATATTTCGGATCATTTGCGACTAAATGAGTGCAGCGCTCACAGCATCCCGCTTATTGACTCCGTGCAATCGATTGCAAGCGAACTACCAATCAGTCCTTATACTTTTGGGGCGTGGCTGGGCGACGGAAATTCTGACCGTGGCGTAATCACTATCGATGATGGTGATGCGGAACTGATTGAACATATTGAGGCTGACGGTTACTACTGCAACGAGAAGACTTACGACGATTTACGAACCCCTAGATATTCGTTGGATGTAAAACATGGTGTAGCGTTTATTGACGCCATTCGTCACCTTGACGTTCGTTGCAACAAGCACATTCCTTGGCAATTTATGCTAGGCTCACATGAGCAGCGTTTGGCGTTGCTTCAAGGTCTTATGGACACTGACGGGCATATCCGCTCTACAGGCTCTTGTGAAATTACTCAAAAGAACCGCCGACTAGCCGACGATATTATGCAACTTCTCTGGTTGCTTGGGGTGAAACCCCTGCGCCGTGCGAAGATCGTTAAAGGAACGGTATACCATCGCATCACGTTTACTGCCTACAGAAATCACGTCGAAGTGTTTAAGTTGCGACGGAAACTGAATATGCAGCCTTACAGTGGCGCGCAGTCGCAACGTCAGCGGTCCCGTACTATCGTGGCGACGGAAGAGATAGAGCCTACGCTTGTGCGGTGCATAACTGTCGATAGCCCTGACCGACTTTACTGCGCTGGCAGGCAGATGCAGGTTACGCATAATACCACTACGGCTAACCTAGGCATCATTCGACAGATTTACAAAATTTCATGTATGCGTAACCCACAACAGACATTCGGGGTTCAGCAGCATTCGTCTATCGTGTTTACTATCCAATCGGTTCGACTATCTACAGCGAAGCAAGCCGTGTTTGATGAATTGGGTAAGTTCGTAGATAACTCGCCGTACTTCCGTGAAATCTTTCCGTATGATCGAAGAATTCAATCTAAGATGAATTTCCTAAAGCACCATGTTACGGTGTTGCCTGTTTCGTCCTCTACCTCTGGTGCAATCTCTATGAACGTCATCGGCGGGTTGCTTGACGAAGTTAACTTCATGCAACGGGTTACTCATTCTAAGAACACTAACGCAGACGTAGAGGGCGATTTCAACCAAGCCAAGGAATTGTATCTTACGCTGTCGAAGCGTCGTAGATCGCGGTTTATGCACAAAGGTAAGCTGCCCGGAACACTGTTTCTTGTTTCATCATCGCGGTACCCTGACGACTTCACAGAAGAGAAAGCCGCCGAGGCTGAAATGTGTGGCGGGTCCGACCCCGAGATTTTCGTATTCTCTAAATCACTGTGGGATAGTAAAGGACGGCAGAGGTATTCCCCCGAAGAATTTAAGGTTCTGGTAGGCAATGAGCGCACACGGTCACGTATACTTGGAGACGAAGAGGCAGTAACGGGAAGCGACCTACAGGTTATCCACGTTCCAGAGGATTTCCGTAGGGAATTCGAGAAAGACATGGAAGGGTCCATTCGAGACTTTGCAGGGCACACCACACTTGCATCGCGGCCCTTTATTAGTAACCGTGAAGCCTTGTTCGATTGTATGAGCCTTGCAGACGAGTACGATTACCAATCGGTCATGCCCTTCGAAGACGTAGACCTAGAGATAAGCGTACCCAACATTCTACCAGAGCGTATTCGTGACGATGTAAAGTCTATGCGCGTTGCTCACGTTGACCTTGCGGTTACACGGGATAGCGCAGGCTTGGCTATCGGGCACGTAGCAGGCACCCGCACCATAGAAAAGATAAACCCGGTATCTCAGCAGAGAACCGTTGAAGTGTTGCCCGTCATAGCCTACGATCTTATCCTTCGTATCATGCCGCCAAGGGACGCTGAGATAGACTTTGCCAAGATACGTCAGATAATTTACGATCTTAGAGATAACTACGGTATGCCTATCAAGGTAGTTACCACGGACGGATTTCAATCGACAGACTTTAGACAAATTCTAGCCAAGAAAGGATTTGCTACCGATTACCTGTCTCTTGATAGGACCACGCAGCCGTACAAAACCCTTCGTGATGCCTTGTATGAAAAACGTATTATACTGCCCCGCCATCAGACTCTTATTAGAGAACTGACCGAACTAGAGTATGTACAGCACCGTTCCAAGGAAAAGGTTGACCATAAGCCGCGCGGTTGTTTCACGGGGGATACAGAGATACGTATGGGGGACGGGTCGGTTTGTAGGATCGACAGCCTGCCCGCTACGTTTCAAGTAATTGGCTACAATCGATTGCAACAGCCGATTGTAACGGATGGCAGCAATCCCCGTGTTACCAAGGAAACTAGCGATCTAGTTGAGATAGAAACGGAGAGCGGGGATTTAATACGATGCACACCAGATCACCAGTTTCTACTTACGGACGGTTCGTATAAAGAGGCGCAGTATTTGACCCCATTAGACGATATTCAATCCTTGACATTTACGTAAAAATGATACAGTGTATGGCTATGCAAAAAGTGCCAGTAAAAAAGTCGGAACCAGCCCTCGTAGACGACGAGGACTACCTTTATTTAATGACTTTCAAATGGTATCCACGCAACGGATATGCACACACCACTTACCACAGACTAGGCGCATCTAGGGCGGATAGCGACCGAAACATAAACATAAGTATGTCACGCATGGTAGCTGGACGTTCAGGTATTTTAAGTAGATACCGCCCATTTGTTGACCATATAGACGGTAATCGGTTAAACAACCAAAGAGCAAATCTTCGCGCCGTCACCACGCAGGAAAACAACTGGAACTTAGCTTCACATCGAAACGGAATTAAGGGCGTCAGACTAACCCCTAACGGTAAGTATCAGGTGCGATTAGGCAACGTGGTTTACGGAAACTACGCTGATCGTAAGACGGCGGAGTTGGTCTACGACAAAGTAGCTACAACTATACGCGGTGATTTTGCAGTAAGATTACGTCCTGACGAAAATATACCAGACGATTTCCCTATACCTAATCTTAACAAAACCACGGG